GGTGGCATCATCATCATGTCCTGTTTAGGCATTTCCTTTTCTATTTCTTTCATAGTCAAAGTCTTTAACTTTTCCTTACCAAATTCCATAAGGTCATTCATAGCAGTCTTTGCACTTGGCATATTTATAAGAGAAGCAAGACCTGATATTTCTTCTTCTAAGTTAAATGCTTCAGGTAAACCTGTCATAGGATTCATAGTCATCTCACCCATTCTTTCTAACATATCAATTTCAGGTTTAGACATATGTACCAATTCAGTGTCACCCATTCTTCCCTTCATTGCAAGAAGGTTAGCTAGTCCACTATTAGGTGCTTGTCTATTGGTTAAGTATGCCATTTATCTTACCTGCTTTATTTGGTGTCATATAATTAGATTGACCCTGAGTCATGTTAGATTGAAAGTTACTAATATTACTAGCTAATTTATTACTCTTATTATACAACATTCCTGTGTTTAATGCCATACCCTGAATTGTTTTTGTTCCAAAGTAGTCATCAGTCTGTGTAATACCTTTATTTATATTATCTACAAATGTACTATTACTAATTAAATTAAAATAACTTTGTATATCCATTAATGAAAATCCACCCATGTTAAACCTGTATAACCTTTAAACTTACTTTCTCCTGAAGAAAAAGCTATATCACCTGCTTGAGGTCTACCTATGTCTGTAACAGTTGTTACAACCTCTACTCTTATTGCTGGTTGAACTCTTACTTCCTCATCTCTTATTTCTAATTCAGAAGTTAATCTATTTCCCCAAGAAACAATTTCTCCATACATATCATTAACATTTTGTATCTGTCTATATATAGTAAATTGTGGATAACTAGCCATTATCTTTTACCATCTGGTTGTAGTGCCAATCTTACAGAACCCCATTTCCATCCACCTTCATTAGTAGCAGAAACTCTTACAGATGCCTGTCTTCCTCTTGCTCTAAAATCTACTTTTTTGGTATTAGCATTAATTATAAAAGGTCCTTTAATTTTAAAATTATCACTAGGATATTCTTTTACTTGTACATACATTTCTATTTCTTCACCTGAATCAAGTGTATAGTCAGGTATAATTCTATTTAAAAACATTAACTCATCTCCTTCTCCTACGTCAAAAGAAGAAGACTCAAGAAAAGAACTTAACGCAGTACCATCTCCTGTGTATACATCTTCAGGTTCATTATCCCATAAAAATGTATCAGCAGTTGCAGAAACTCTTCCTGTAGTTATTGTATTACTATATACCGTTCTATCTTTAAATGTTGTATAAAAGCTATCTCCAAATACCCATGTTTTTTCTTCAATATTATATATTATATATGCATTAGGTTCAGTAGAGTTTGACTTTGGATACAACCATATTATTTCTTTAAACTCAGAATTAATACCTGCATAAACTTTATCTTTATTTGTATTATTAAAATCTTCAAACAAATGTCTTCTTACTGTGCATGGTAAGTTTTGTACCCTACCATCATATGCATAAAAGTTATTATCACCCATCCAATAAGTTATACCATCATAATCTATTGTTGCATGAGGTCCAATTAATCCACAATTAGTACCTAACTGATTAAATGAAAATACAAATCGACCACCTATATATGACATACTATATAAAGCATTATCTGTGTGTACAAGTATGGCACTTCTTGTCCTTACTGCACCTATAATTTCTGTACCATCTGCAAGAATTACTTCACCTGAAGTTGTTTGCAAATCTGGAACCCAATTTGTAAAGTCTTCTTGGTCAGACCATCTAACTAACATACTATTAAAATTGCCTGTACCATATTCATTTGTTGCAAAACATATTGCGTGCATATCATTAGGTGAAACCAACATAAAGTTTGATTGAGTGGGTGCAGAATCTGCAGGTATATAAGGTGCATTAGTTGAAGTTGTAACAGGTTTCATTCTTTCAGGTGTAAGACCTATATCTGTATCATAGTAGTATATACCTCCTCCCCTTCTTAAACCTACTACATCTTCACCTAACCAATTATCAAAACTCCATTGAGAACCTTTAAATGTAATACCTGAAGCAGTTGCTGCATCATTCCAAGCTCTTACTCCTGTAGTAGATGTACCTGCATTATAAACATCTGCTCCGTAACCTAAACCCTGTATACTATCTGGCAATTCATTTTTAAGTAAGTAAGCAACTGATACTGCAATACCTCCACCTGTTGCAGTTCCTGTTGCAGCTGTGTTAGCATTAAAAGTAAATACATTAATATCAGTTACACTTGTAACAGTATAAGGGGTAGTTGTAACAAGAGTAATACCACCTACTGCATCTGCACCTTCAATAATAAATCTGTCTCCTGCAGTTCTATTATGATTTGTAATACTTGCAACAACTTCTATTGAACCATTAGTTGTAGAAAAAATATCTGAAGCAGAAACCACACTTACAATAGGAGTTACATCATATAATACTCCATCTTTTTCTACTACAACTTCTTTATTTGTACCAACAATAATATGTTTTCTTGTATCATTATCAGACCAAGTAAGTATATCTCTTGCAATACCTTGTATAACTGTAGCATTATGTTTAGCATAACCTCTAATATTTTCAGGTCTACCTTCCCTAAATCTTACTCTATTACCTTCAAACCATTTACCTTCTTCTGCATACTGTGTAGATTCCTTATGAAATCCAGGAAGAAAATTTAGTTTGGTTAGTTTTGAATCTGTTGAAGCCATATTTAAAATGCTCTCGTTGATAAAATTCCTGTATAATTTGTAGTATCTAAAGTACCTGTACCATTATTTACACTTACTAAAGCATAAGGTTGACCACTATCATCACTTCCTGAAATTGTACCTATAATATTAAAAGAACCATCAGTTGAATCAGTTACTGTAACTACTTCAGTTCCTCCATCTTCAGGAACAGATACATCATCAAAAGGGTCATTACCTGTTAATTGTACAGGTATAGATAAATTATTTGTATATGTAAAAATTCTATCAGGGTCTCTTTGACCTATTTGAAGATTTTGTATACTATTTCCATTAATACCTACTGGAGCATCTTCAAAACCTTGGTCATTAATACCTACCCTAACTCCTATACTAAACCAACCAACAGAATTATTATAACCTATTCTACAATCTATATCACCTATTTGAGGAGATGGCTCTCCAGAACTAACCACACCACTTGAACCAAATGTTGCTGTCTTATTACTACTCGTAACTATTGCACCATTCCATGCATTACCAGAACGATTAGAATCTATCAGTACTTGTCTAAATGCAGAGGTAAAACTATTATAAGTAACTCCATTAATAGTTACATTCATACCTCTAAAACCTGCTCTATGAGAACCACCTACGACTGCCACAAAAGTAAGTCCTTGTGGACTACTTTGACCAGTAGTAGCTGTAACTATATTATGTTGTGTAATTGTTTCGCCTGCAGAAACATTTATAGTAGAGTCATTAGCTTCTGTTATTGTTGAAGTTCCTATAAATGTTGTATCTGTTTCTTCTTTTGTAAATGTTACAAGAGATGATTGAATATTTCCTGTTCCTGTAAGCTCTAAAGTTACGTCAGAATTTGTTGTAAGAGGTGAAGCTGAAACAATTACATTATTTCCATTTGTATCAAGTCTAATTTTTTTATGTGCAATATCGTTATTAAGAGTTAAGTTTCCTGAAATATTATCTGTTAATTTAAAAAGCTGTATAGGCAATTTACTTTTAGAAGTTCCAGCTTTATCATTTAAAGTACCTTCTGAATTTACTTCAGTAAAACTTATATTTGAAATTAAAGGTATAGACATTTATCACCTATTGTTTAACTGTTTCTGAAAATGAAAAACCTGTTCCATTATATATTCCTATTGCAAGGTCTGTTGCACTTGACAAACTAATACCTTGAGAACCTTCTGCCCAACTAATTACCATTTTATTTGTAGTTGTAACTTTATCAACTACTATATACTGACCTAAAGTCAAGTTACCCACACTAACTGAAACAGTTATATCAGAAGCAGAAGTATTTACTCTTTGATATATTGATTTAGCAACTGAAGGATTTATACTTGTATCTGCTTTAATAACATCAGGTGTAAGAAAAGGACTATATATTTTTGTATCATTGTCTTCAGATTTTATAGTACGTATAAACTCTGTGCCATTTGTAGCAAGCATCATGCTTAGACCTTGACCTGTGGCAGTTACTGCAGTTCCTCCTGCATATTTTAATAATAAATTATAATCACCTGTTGTTCCATTATGTATAAAATATGTTTTTTCTTGTGCAGGAAAAGTAATAGTTACATCTGCAGTTAATGTTCCTTGTATATCAAGTGCAGCTTTTCTTGCTTGGTCAGTATTACCATTTTCATTTGTCAATGTAACTGAAGTATTATCAACAGAAACAATTTGAAATCCTGCAACTGCTTCATCAACTAAGTCTATAACATTTTGATTAAGTATCAAACCCCAAGAGTTAGGATTTTCTCCATCTGCTTGTTTTTCAAGTCTTATTCTACTTGTATAAGTTGAAGCCATTATCTATTCTCCATTAATATCTTGTCTAACTTATCTTCTAATCTTCTTATTGCATCCATAAGTTCATGCATGTCATCTTTAACATCTTCTTTACGTGCATACTCTTCTCTTGTTTTATTAAGTAATATTTGTATACGTTTAACTTCGTGAACAAGTTTATTAAATATCCAAGCTGCAGGAACAATAACCAGTGTCAATATTATATTCCAAAAAAATATAGGGTCTATTTCCATTTATACCTCCTATGGAAAATTATATATAGTTGCTTTTCCTGTAGGATTACCATCAGCATCTATAGGTACTTCAAATAAAGCTATGAAATCATCTAGTGTAGTGACTGCAAAAGCACTGTTGGCAACCATTAGCATTTCAAGCATGATGTCACCTCAATAGTAAACCTGCCATCATAACAATCATAGTACCTGCTGTACCAATCATACTCTCAGCACAGACAGCTTCATGCGTATCTATTTGTGCTTTCACATCACTAGCCTTAACCATTGACTGTCTCATCCATTTTATTCTTCTATGCTTGGTTTTGTTGGAAATGTTATATTATTTGGAAACCCACTTTGTTGTGGTACATTTAATAAATCTATTCTGTATTGCGCCCAAGCATTTTGTTGCTCTGTTGTAAGTTCAGCCCAACGTAAGGGATTTGAAACTAAAGGGTCAACTACTGTTTCAAGAATTACATCTCTTTCATGTCGTTGTAATGATGCTTCTCTTTCATCTTTTATTTCCTGAGACAGTTGTGTAAAATTATCTCCTATTAAAGCTAATAGTTGACTATTATCTATAGTATTATCTGTGTCATGTGAATGTAAAGCATAAGGAATCCAACCATATTCAGGATGATTTATTTCTAATTCAAACTCTGTATTATCATCATTTGTAGATACAGCATTTCTTATTTCTGTAATATTAATACTCACTCTTTATCTCCTTATTTATGCGATT